AATCTGAAGATGCGTCGCGAGAACCCGGACGGACTGACGGGCACGCGATGGGAACGAATCGAACACGAACTGGAGGCGATGTGAACTCACGAGAAAAAGGCAAAGTTGGCGAACGCGAGTGGGCGGAGTGGCTCCGCAATCGCGGGCTCGACGCACGACGAGGTCAACAGAACCGGGGCGGTGCGGACTCGCCCGATGTTATCGGCGGATGGCAACGCACACACTGTGAGGTCAAGCGCCGCCAGAAGTTGAACATCCACGCGGCGATCGACCAGGCGAAGACCGAGGCCCCCGCGGGGAGCGTGCCGTACGTCGCCCATCGGCGCAACGGCAAGGCATGGCTCATCACCATCGACGCAGAGGATGTGTGGATGTTCGCACTCGCCGTCGTGAACACACCCCGCGGCAACGTGGAGACTACATCGTGAAAGAGCGACCGATTCTGTTCAGTTCCGAGATGGTGCGGGCGATCCTCGATCGCAGAAAGACGCAGACGCGGCGGGTGGTGAATCTCGGCGGCATCGACCCCGACACGACGGTCTTTACCGGTTGGTGTGGTCAGGGAGAAACTCGGAAAGCAATTTTCAATGCGGTGACTCTGCCCGGCCCGGCCGGGTATCTTCGCTGCCCCTACGGCGTGCCCGGTGATCGGCTGTGGGTGAAGGAGACATGCTGGATCGACCGCGAACCGATCGACTTTGGAGATCGAGGACGGCTCCGCCGCGCGTTCTTTGATGATGGCTTTGTGCGGTTCGAGGACGGGGTGATGGGGATGACCACGGGCATGGAGCCCGGCACTTCATGGACCCCAGAGCTTCGTCGCGAGCGATTGAAGCTCGGAACCCAAAAGCTCACGCCCTCGATCCACATGCCCCGCTGGGCCAGCCGGATCATGCTCGAAGTCGTCGGTGTGCGCGTGGAGCGGTTGCAGGAGATCAGCGGAGAGGACGCGATAGAAGAGGGCGTCACAATCACGCGCTGCACGTGTGATGTGTGCCACAAGTCGTCGCGTCCGTGCCCTGCCGACGCCTCAGCGGCGATTGAGGAATATGCGTCTCTTTGGAACAAGATCAACGGCCCGGGCTCGTGGGCAAGCAACCCGTGGGTGCACGTGATCGAGTTCCGGCGTGTGGGAGGTGCGGCGTGATCGCCACCTCTCTCAAGCCCCGCGCCCCGCACGGTGGCGGTCGTCGCCCGCTTCCCCTCCCGCGTGTCACCGACCGGATGTGCGTCGAAGCCGCGGCGAAGGCCTGCGGGTGCACGCTCGGTGACGTGCAGTCCGACTACCGCGACTGGAACTTCATTCTCGCACGCCGCGTGGCGATCTACCTCATGCGGCGCTGGCGGACGTCGAGCTTCCCAGAGATCAACGTCGCCATCCGTGGTGGTGGTGTCGGGCACTCGACGACGGTGTCGGCGTGGATGAGCCTCGACGGCGTCACCAATCGCCCCGAGTGTCGTCCGATGGTGGCGGGCATCTATCGGCTGGTGATGGCGCGGGCGACGTGTGAACTGCGGGGGCGGGTGTGGAAGACGCGGGGGTGGGTCCAGTGAGCAAGCCGTACACGATTCATCATGGGGACTGTCTGGACGTGCTGCGCACGCTGGGGGATGCGAGCGTGGATGCCGTCGTGACCGATCCGCCGTACGGGCTGGCGTTCATGGGCAAGAAGTGGGACTACGACGTGCCGACGGTGGAGGTGTGGGCCGAGTGCCTGCGGGTGCTCAAGCCTGGCGGGCACCTGCTGGCGTTCGCGGGGACGCGGACGCAGCACCGGATGGCGGTGCGGATCGAGGATGCGGGCTTTGAGATCCGCGACATGATCGCGTGGGTGTACGGGTCGGGGTTCCCGAAGTCGCTGGACGTGAGCAAGGCGATCGACAAGATGGACGCGGGCGAAGAGCAGGAGCGGCGTCGGCTTCGGTTTACGGCGTGGGTGCGGTCCACGGGAGTCACGGCGCGGCAGATTGATGAAGCCACCGGAAGCAACATGGGCGGGCATTACACAACGGCCAGCAGCCAACCGGCGATTATGACGCGCGAGCACCTAGAGGCCTGCCGGCACCTGCTGGGCGAAGTTCCGACGTGGGTCGAGCAGGAGGCGGACATCCGCAGCGTTGAAAGTCGTAACTTCTTGATGCGGGAGGTGGTTACGCGGCGAGAAATGACGGACACTTCAAAGGCCCGGGCCGGGTTCTCAGGCCCGACCCATTCGCCTGAGTATGACGGCAGCAGAAGATTGGTAGCGATCACCGCCCCCGCGACCGACGCGGCGCGAAAGTGGTCCGGATGGGGCACGGCGCTCAAGCCCGCGATGGAGCCGATCACGGTGGCGCGCAAGCCGCTGATCGGGACCGTCGCGCAGAACGTGCTGACGCACGGGACGGGGGCGATAAACATAGACGCATGTAGAATAGTGGCGGGCCAGCGGCCTACAATGGGAGCATGGGTACAAGACCAATACCGTTGCAGTTCGTGTGTCGCGGATGCGGCAAGCCTGCACAAACAAGCAACACCGGCAACCGGGGCATCTTTTGTTCAAGGGGATGCAAGTCTGTCAGCGAACGGAAGGGGCGAGAGTCCCCGTGCCGCTACGTGCAAAACGGGTACGTCATGCTGCGATGGAACGACGGCGGGCGGTACGTCTACCAACTTGAACACCGGCGAGTGTGGGAAGATGCCAACGGCCCGATACCAGACGGGTACGAGATCCACCACGTCAACGGAGACAAACTCGACAACCGGCTTGCCAACCTGCGATGTATGCGGATCAGAGATCACCGATCCATGCACAAGCGGAAGTACGCCAGCAAACAAGAGGAACTTGCAGCACGCGCAGAGCAGCAGCGTGAGTGCCGCGCCCGCCGGAAGATGGCCCAGTAATTTGATCCACGATGGGAGCGGAGAGGTGCTGGAGCGGTTCCCGGAGACGGCGAGCGGGGCAATCTGTGCGCACCACGAGCGAAGCACGGACGGCGGCAACGGGCAAACGCACGGCAAAATGGCCGGGGTTGTCGGCCCGCTGCGCGGGGCCGACTCCGGCTCTGCCGCGCGGTTCTTCTACTGCGCCAAGGCGAGCCGCACCGACCGCAACGATGGCGACGACAACAAGCACCCCACCGTCAAGCCGACGGACCTGATGCGGTATCTGGTCCGGCTGGTGACGCCGCCCGGCGGGATCGTGCTCGACCCGTTCATGGGCTCGGGCTCGACAGGGCGCGGGGCGATTCTCGAGGGGTTCCGGTTCGTCGGCATCGAACGCGAGGCCGAGTACGTCAAGATTGCAGAGGCTCGCATCGCCGAGTCCTACACCGTCGGCTTCCCCCCACTTTTCCGCGTGGAGGCCCCCCAATGAACCTCCGCCCCTACCAGCGCAGCGCCGTGGACGCGGTCTACAACCACCTTCGCGAGCGTGCCGACAACCCGCTCGTCGTCATCCCCACCGGCGGCGGCAAGACGCCGATCATCGCCACGATTTGCCGCGAAGTGTGCGACGCCAGCCCCGCCGCTCGCATCATGGTTGTCGCGCACGTCAAGGAACTGCTGGAGCAGGCCGTTGACAAACTCCGCGCCGTCGCCCCGCAACTCCCCGTCGGCGTCTACTCGGCCGGGCTCGGACGCCGAGAGATGGAGTACGCCGTCACCGTGGCGGGTATCCAGAGTGTTTTCCGCAAGGTGTGCGACTTCGGACGGCTCGACCTCATCATCATCGACGAAGCCCACATGGTGCCCGCCGAAGACGACGGGATGTATCGAACCTTCATCGCCGGCGCAAAGGCCGTCAACCCCGACGTCCGCGTTGTCGGACTGACCGCGACACCCTACCGCCTCAAGGACGGGCTGATCTGTGGGCCGGGGAACATCCTCAATCACATCTGCTACGAGGTCGGTGTCCGCGACCTTGTGAACGAAGGGTTCCTCTCTCCGCTGCGATCCAAGCGCGGACTCGCACAGGTCGACGCCGACGGCATCGGCATCCGCGCAGGCGAGTTCATCGCCTCCGAGGTTGAGGCCGCGATGGATCACGCGGTGCTCGTCCAATCGGCCGTCGACGAGATCCTCCAACGCACCGCCGATCGTGTCGGGTGCCTCATATTCGCCGCCGGCGTTGCTCACGCTGGGCATATCGCCGACGAGTTCAAGCGTCGCGACCACGTCTGCGAAGTCGTCACGGGCAGCACCCCCGACGCCGAACGCGCGGCGATCCTCGAGCGCTTCAAGGCCCGCCAGACAAAGTACC